TTTAGGCGCTTCGTCTCATAGGTCTGTGGACCATAAAAATCTTCTCGTGACAGACCATGAAACTCCGGTTCCGGGGTCATCATACGCGTCCCATAAGTGCCGGCTCTCTCACCCCTGCGGCATCTCTGCCATTTTCCAGTCTGCTCCCCCTTTTCCGCATCGGCTGGAGGATAGACCCCGTATGGCCCATATGAGTCGATGAGTGGCTTCTGGAGATACTTTACAAATATTTTCCCATGCTCGTCTTTCTCAAATTCCTCTGACAAATGTTTCCTCCTAATCGTACATTTCCCATTGACCTCAAGAAAAATGGCCTGCTCGATGGAAATGAACCTTCCCTGGGGCTCACTCTTTCGTACCCCTTCATCGGTCATGTCAACCTTGACCATTGATCCGTCAGCGGTAGTTTCCATGTCTTTCAGGTCAATCATTTCTCTCTCCCCTCATTTTTTTGTGCCCCGTATTCGGTTTCCCTACTACCCGGGGCCACGGTTTATTGAGAAAGGAGGTGGTGATATGGCATCTACTATGAATCTGGCGTGCTATTCAACACGGCAAATGCAATACTTACTCCTGGCTTTCCATCCATTCTCATCACGAATCGAAGAGCTGTGGCATCATACTCAAAATATCTTTCCCTCGACAGGTCAATTGTCATGTCCTGCCTTACCGTCCAGATATAAAATCCAAGGTCGCCAAGGATAATGTCTCCCTTAAGTCCCAATACAGGAACATTCCTTGTCTTGACAACGGGATAGTCGTGGATACTTGGAGTCTGAGCCATCGGATATGCATCCCTATAGACCGGCTGGCCAACTGTGTCCTTCTGCTTACGAAGGTAATTTAGTGTGGCTCGTCTACTGATCCATGTCAGGTTTGTAAAACTCTCATCGAGAGCTGACTCCAGATTGAGGATGTCTTCATACTTCACCTGGAGATTTGTCGTGCGAGCAACCAGATTGATTGCACTGTCTGAGAGAATTCCGGTCATCTGGTTGTTGAGCCCAGTCCCAGAGATAATCTCACTCTCGATCTTGTACATGAAACCGCGTGTGAAAACGCCAGTGAGATAATTGATGATATTGATTGCACTATCCGCAATCAGTTCATCAGAAAGTGGGCAGAGACCAATCAGTTTCTGCGCGGTAAATGTCTTGTAGGTCAGGCTCGGCTCAGTGATCGTCTTAGAGGTAAGTTCGTCTGGATGGTAAAGAACAATCCCTCCGAAATATGATCCCGCTGACTGTGCAAGCTGAGGAATCCTGAGCGTTGAGCTACCCATCGGGATTCTCCAGACCTTCGGGATGATTGCCGACTGTGCTGTGGCAAACTCAATGATGGTCGCAAGAAATTCTATTGGAACGATCGCGCCTGCATCCGTTGTAGTCAGGCCGCTCATGGTATCCTTCTTGTTCCAGTCCACCATTTCCTTGTTCCACTCTTTCACGTCAAACATGGCCGAAAATCTCTGTTTGCAATGCTCCGCAAATTTGATCATCACGGGAGAAAGTTTGATAAAGGGACCGCCAGATGCGGAGAGCATTTTCCCCATAGTGCTCCCATCGACCATCCCTCCCCTTTCGTCCTTGCAGGACTTATGGAAATAGGATGTATCGATGACTGATTTCCCATCACGATCAAGAAGATTTCCGTCTCCCCCGTTGAATATTTCCCGCCTCTCAACTTCGAGGGCACTCTTGATCTCACTTTTAATAGCGTTAATCGTTCCCTCTCTTATGGCCGTTTCAAGGGCCGCCGTATCCAACAAAAACTTTCCGTCTTTTTCTGCTAATTGAAGTTCCATTTTGTATTTCCTCCTTGAATTTTAGTTTTTTTTGCTCTGAGCCTCATGTCCCCCAAAAAGAAAAGCCCTACTCCCGCCTGTGCACAGGAATAAGGCTTCTCTTATTAACTTTGGGGGGTCCCAGGCTTGATCAGAGCTTAGGACTTTAAACTTTCAGAATTTCAGTTGACCCTTCCGCGGGCCTTGTCTATCTGCTCCTTTACAATTTGAGGCACTACTTTCTTGATCGTGTCGGCGATTTGGAAAGAAAGCTGTTTAACAATATCCTCCGCAGCCTTCTTTTTATCCTCTTCGCTATTTACGATCACTACTTTCCTTGGTTCCGGGGGGTTTTCGATTTTCCCATCGATTTCCTTCTCCGTCCCCGGTTTGACGGAGAGGGCATCGAGTCGGGAATTGATGTCCTTGAACTGTTCAGTAAGTGACTTGACCTTTTCGGTCATTTCTTTAAAAGATGTTTCGCATAACTTAATCTTTTCGCCCATCTCTTCAATTACCTGGGTAGATGATGGTGCAAATTTAGAACTGTTTATCGCCTCCCCATCGCAGGCGCAGAAGTCAGTTTCCAATTCGGGGTCGAAAAGCTTAATTTCTGGAAGAATATACGCCTTCTGATTCTGTCTTATCGCATCAATCAATCCCTTTTGTTTCATCAATCTTTTCAGGCTTTCCTGAATTGCCTCCCCCATGGAAAGACCATTCTCCTCAGAAATGATCTTTGCGAACTCTATCAATTCCTTCAGGTGTGCCCCCGAAAAACCATCCGTCTTTTCGACTATCTCGGAAATTATCCCTTCATCAATCTCCTTCTTTGACCAGAGCTTGATCATGGAAAGCCGATGATCGGTATTCGGCAACTTGAAATCCAGGACATGATGGAATCTTCCCGGCCTATCAAGAAGAGCATCCGGGAGTCTTTCTGGATTGTTTGAAGTCAGGATTGTTATGACTCCCTTATTCTGTCTCAATCCATCCATCTCTGTCTTCAGAAGATCAACCAAATAATTGTTACCAATCCAAGTATCAATGTCCTCCATAAATATAACTGACGGATTCAAGTCCATAGCGAGGGAGAATGCAAGAGAGATCATACTTACAGGACTACCATACTGGAAATCCTTGCTCGAAACCCAAATGAAAGTCGAATCACAGTCATTCATGATCGTTCTACCAGCCTTAGTCTTTCCGGTTCCAGGGTTCCCAACGAAGAGGAGACCACGACTCTTCATCTCCCCCCTTTTTTTGTTTATCTGATTGACGGCATTCTGGATGATAGTTTTGCTCTCACCCTCCAAAATCAAACCATCCCAATTATCTTCGGTCTTATCCAGAAATTCCCCAGAGAGCGCAAATTTCTCTCCCCTCAGAAAATTATTCTGCTTTACCCAAAGATGCAACTCTTCGAGAAGTCCCTTGTTGAACTCACTCTGATCCTGATTTGTGATAATACTCAAACTCAAACCAGACCAGGCAGGTTCAAATTTCAATACGAGAGGAATTCCTCCATGATCAAAAAATTGAATACCTGAGATTAAAAAATCATCGGATGATTTCGAATTGAGTTTAATCACCTGTCGTCTGGGTGGGTATTCATGACCATCTAAAGAGAAATTTCTTGTATCAAATAATTTGTATTTCTTCGAGATTTCCTTTATTGCTCCAAGATATGACCCTAATAATGGGGATGGAATTTGGTAATCATTGAGAAAGATATTTTTGACTTCACATTTAAGAAATTTTCTGTAGAGATCATATTCCCACATTGCCGGTGGTCTATCGCCAATATCAAGATCGAAACATTCCGGAAGGGACTTATTCCATCGTTTAATCTCAATTCTCCTTTCCTCTTTTCCTGGCCCTGGTCTTTCTGCTCTTCTCATCTCTCCTCCGCATTTAGAACATTTAATATCCCGGCAATGCTCATCGGTTTCCATCTTGTAACCACATTTAATGCATTCACACTCATACTTTTCTGCTTTCTCGCAATCTCCATCATGAACATACGAGAAGGAAGCCTCGCACGTCAATTCGCATTTATCTCCGGCAACATCTTGCTCCCACTTAATGAGCATCGGCTTCCCGCATTTCTCACATTTCTCCGAGGCTGGCTCAAACATCTTGCATTTATATTCATGATCCTTAATCCACTTACGGGCCTCTGCCACGGTGAACTTTGTCTTGTCGAATCTTATCGCCTGGAGCTCTACAGGTTTATTCCCACCTTGAACTCCCCAGATTGCATCAATCCCTTTTCCGAATTTGTCCTTCTCATATCGTATGCGAATATATTTGTCTGGATCCTCGAGTCGGCAGGCATGAAAATTAGGGTAAGGCTTTTCCTCCCAGGTTCCATCATCATTTTTCCATGCGATTAGTTCTCCCCGCTTCGCCTCCAGTTCGGGGACAAATTTAAATGAGATGAATTCCTCGCCTTTCTGAGGTGTTACCGCATCCGGTTGCATTCCCTTATGGCACAAAGAATACTCAATTAAATTCCATTCGTATACATGCCTTGTTTGCTCACCATTTTTTTCTGTCTTGTATTCCCATATCGTTGGTTTCCAACCGACACTCCATGCAGTCATATAACCATCCGTATTCTTTTTCCACAGTCTCTTCCCTACCTCATCAGGGAAAAATTGTGTTTTAGCTTCAAGACCCTTTTTTCCCTTGAATTCCGATGGTTTCACCCACAATGATTTTGCTACTGGCTCCATTCCAACAGATGGTTGAAATCCATGAAGTAGTAATACGGGAGGATGGCCATCCATTGTTACACCCTTTCCCCTATCATTCTTTGATGCATATAGAATATCCCCGCCATAGTCTCTTCGTTCACTTGAAATCCAATGAGTCACGGTTAAATCTGCCTCGCTGAATTCTTTTACTTCTACCTCATAAATTTTTCTTTCAATTTTGTCCATCTGAAGCCTCCTATCCAGCAAGTCGTAATGCCGGTTAAAATGATTTCGATAACTTCGCCTGCTTTTTTAATGCGGGTTAGATTATTATGCATTCGCCTCTGCCTTTGACTCTTCCTCTATAATCCAATCCAGGATCATCTCAAGATCGCCTGGTTTCAAATCTGCCGGCATATCTTCAAGTCGAACCTTATGGAAATTGATGTCAACCATCTCCGTCATTGCCACATTGTACCCGTCAACTCTTTTACGATGCAATTCCAGCGTACTTGAATATGCCTTTTTCAGTTCTTCGATCTCAACATTGAACTCATCCATCTTATCTTCTTCGATTTGGAAGGCGCCACGTATGATCACGGGATTCCCATTCTCCTTTTTCGCGTATTTCTGACATAACTCAACTCTGGCCTTCTCATATTCGATCATCTTCCCATCGGCCTCAATGGTCTTCTGCATATCCTCGATCTCGGATTTAACCATCCTGAGATTTTTGGCTGCGGCATAGTTGAACTTGAACTTTTCAGCCTTTGGCATGGATTCAAGAAGCTCCTTCACCCTGAATAATTCCGATCTTTTAATCTGCATAAAATTCATATCTCCTTTCTTTTAACCTCAGTAATATTTTCATTGAATCCCCGTATGGCGGAAACCCCGTTTTGTAAACGGGGAGGAGCCATACTCCTCCAATTAAAGTTTAGAGAATTTTCTCAAATGCTTTGACTTCACCGTAGTCGGACCGAAGAGCCACTCCCTGTCTTATTCCATCCCCCCGGACAAAAAGTTTTACAACATCTCCCATCCAGCTTTCTTCCATTTGAACAAGCTTTGGAAAAATCACCTGACAATTGCAGGTTTCTATTTCTGGATTGATTGCGATGATAACTCCTACGACTTCTTTCCCATTCGTATTGTAAGGAATACCCTTTACAATGTCGCCTTCCCTTGCTGGTGAACCGTCTTTGTAATGTGGCATTGTTTTCTCCTTTCGTTTTTTAAAGCCCCGCCTTATAGGCGGGGCTCTTTACTTTTTAATATTTTTCATATCCCTAATAATCTGTTCCCGTTGCCTTTTAAGACTTTCAAGTTCAGCCTTCTTCACAAGATCATTGGGATTCTTAGCGATCTCTTTTTCTTTCTCATAAATCCTTTCTTCGATTGCTTTTAACTCTGCTACCAGAAATTTATAATCAAAGTAATTTATCATCTTCTCGGTTTTCTTATCTAACATCTCTATGGCTTTATCCATCTTCTGATCAACCTTCTGAACTTCCGCAGATGAAGCAGTGGATATCTTCAAAGCATACTTTTCAAGATATTCAAACCCCCCCCAAACGGTTACGAGAAGTCCCAATATTATCCCAATTCCAATGAATATCTGTTTCATTTGCGCCCTCCAAAAATCTCAAATGGAACAAACGAATAGTGATTACCATCCCCCCACCTTCCACCCCATTTACAGTTAGGATCAACCGATTCCCAATATTCCCCTAATTTTCGATGTGCTTCTGTTGTGGGTTGATAGACTCCATTTAGATAGAGAAGCAAATCAATCGCACATCCCTCATAATGAACACTTCCTTCTCTATGCCCTGTCCCCTGATGATTAGTTACCTCGTCGAAAGCGTATTCAAAATCAAGTTCCCTTGCTTTGGGAAGGAGTTTCTCAGCTACCAGATAACTAAATCTACATCTTGCTTCTCGTAAATTCATATCTTCTTTCTACTTTTCAATCTTTTAATTTCTTCTTTGTGAGCCCTAATACAAAGGTTGCAGATAGTTTTAATATGCCTCCATGCTTCGATCATTCCCTTTTCGTAAATTATAAGTTCTTGTAGAGGTGTCGGTTTAAACTTCATCCGTATTTAACCCATTGCCATTAATAGAGGTTGATGGTTGTTAATCCGTTGCCTGATAATCTCACAATATCCAGCATCCTTCTCAATCAGGATAAACGGATGCCCGGTGTTTATAGCCGCAACACCCATGGAACCGGAACCCGCAAATGGATCGAGAACGATACCACCGGGAGGCGTAACAAGCGTTATGAGATATTGTATGAGAGATAATGGTTTTACCGTAGGATGATTATTGCCTTCTCCACGTTCAGCCTTGCTCGCCTTCGCACAATAGAAGAAGCGGGCAGCAGAACCAGTATCGTTGTAAAAATTTCCAACAATCCGCCCACCAGGATTTGATAAATGATCGCCTGGAGAAAACCCATCTTTTTTCAAAATACCTATTCCGCCACTCCTACGATTTCCTCCTTTCGCAAATTCTGAAAGAACTTCTAAGGACCCATCATGAATCAGGTTCGCGGGCCAGCGACCTTGCGGCTTTATGACTTGGTGCGGTTCCTTTCTGCCGTGTGCAAAATCAACCGATGTTTTATTTCTATTGTCTTCTGGTTGACTATAATTAATCCCCTTTTTCCAACTGCATCTATTGGGTATATATTCATCACGGTCATATTTTGCCAACTCAACCCTGCACCCATCAATATTCATCGCTCCCGTCCCCCATTTCAGGACATTCTGGACAACCGTTCCTTCTAATGGCTTTCGGGCAACGATGATCGGTTCCCACGCTGGCTTGAGTCCAGTGCCCCAACCGTCCCATTCGCGTGCGGCATCGGTGGCAGGAGCGGTGACTGGCAAATGCCAGCTATCGCCGTGGGGAACCTGCTGACTTGGCCGGCTTTCATGAGGGCCCTCTCGATCGCACCCATCATGAGCGAATTCCCAGCGTTCCCCAATAACTCGTCGCTTCGCCCCTTCCGCCTTATCAATCGCCTTGCTTACGTCATGACTTTTAGGGAATCCACCTCCATAAACCCACATTATCGTATCTCTAATCTCCCATCCTGCATCTTCAATCGCACAGGTAAGACGATGAAAGGTTCGAGTGCCACCAAAGGCCAGAAGGAAGGCCCCGGGTTTGGCAACCAGAATGGCCTCAATCCAGAACGGAACGCCGGGGATTCCGTGATCCCAATCCTTTCCCATAAAGGAAAGGCCGTATGGTGGATCGGTGACAATCGAATCAACCAAATCAGGCTCCAACGTCGGCATTATGTCTAAGCAATCACCTTGATAAATCATATTTCTTATTTTTCTCCAGATAATCTATCATCGCGTCCACATGCTTCTTTAAAGCCCATAACTGGATAGTTACACCATCGGGAGTCTCTCTCTTCTCATCAAGAATGGAAACACATTCTTTAACAATATCAATTTGGGCATTGAGCCAGTCATAGATATTCATTTATTATTCTTTCTCTTATTCCATATTCCCTTTATAAGCAATCCACCAAAATAAACTATCACCGAAG